TTCGGGGCGCGCTCCGGGAGGTCCTGGGCCTGCAGCCCGACGCCCCGCTGCCGCAGGATCTGAAGGCGGCCTTCGCCGGGCTGCGTGAGGCCGCCCAGAAGGAGGCGGCCAGTATGGTCGAGCGAGCCAAGGCGGCTCTGGTGAAGGCCGCGTTCAAGGAGGCGGCGGCCGGAAAGGTCGCAGACGCGGAGGACGCCTTCGCCCTCGCCGCCCAGGAGCTGGCCGACGCGGTGGAGGTGGACCTGGAAACCGCCACCGTCAAGGTCAAGCCGGGGGCGGACGGCAAGGAGCGGACCATGAGCGATATCGTGGACGCCTTGCTGGAGAAGAAGCCCTACCTCCGCGCGCAGGCCGGTCCTGCGGGTGTGGGCGGCACGGCGCCGGCTGGCGGGGTATCGGGCAAGGAGTCGCCGCAGGAGATCGCCCGCCGCATCGCCGAGGAGCGGAAGGCGGCCCGCGGCGAGCGCAAGAGCTTCTGGGATCGCTACCGGTGAGGAAAGGAGCGTGAGCAGCCGTGAACATGAACCCGCGCGTGGAGAACCTGCCACAGGCGGACGTGGAGTTTCTGGCGTCTGCGCACTACGTGACCAAGCCGGTCACCATCGACGCCAGCACGGTGCCCGCCGACGGAAACGGCGACAAGATCCTGCGGGCCGGGACGGTGCTGGGCAAGATCACGGCGTCCGGCCTGTACGGGCCCTATGACCCCGGGGCCGCCGACGGGCGGCAGACCGCTGAGTGCATCCTGCTCCACTCGGTCAACTGCCGCCATGGGAACCAGGCCGTGGCCGCGGTCACGCACGGTGTGGTCTATGAGGCCCGGCTGACCGGCGTGGACGAGCAGGCCAAGCAGCATCTGGCGCGCATCGAGTTCCGCTGATGGAGCGGGAGGCTGGGGAGGTGACGTTCTGAGATGGCCAACGAGCTGGTGTTGCAGGAGCTGGACGAGAAGGTCATCCTGTACTACGCCCGCGATATCGGGAACATCAACGACGGCACGCTGGCCCAGGCGTACCAGCTGGTGCAGGAACTGTTCCCCGAGCGCAACGTGCTGGATCTGAGCTACGAGTACTGGCTGGGCCAGCATGAGCGGCCCGTGATGGCGAAGTTCGTGCCGTATGACGTGGAGGCGCCGCTGGCCAGCCGCGTGCCCACCGGCGAGCGCGTGCAGGGCGAGCTGCCCAAGATCGCGCGGAAGGTGCGCCTGGGCGACAAGGAGCAGTTGCTGTACCTGCGGATCTCCCAGAACGCGGCCCTGCCGGCGGACGTGCGGCAGTACATCCAGCGCATCTACGACGACGTGACGGCCATGCGCGACGCCGTGCTGGCCCGCATCACGAAGATGTGCCTGGATGCGATCAGCACCATCGGGCCCATCACCGTGGATGAGGGCGGCGTCAAGATGAACGTGGACTTCCGCGTGCCTGCCGCACACACCGAGGTCCTGGCGACGCCCTGGATGGCGCCCGACGCCGACCCCTACGAGGACATCAGGCGCTGGGTGCAGACCATCGAGGACGACCAGGGATTCACCCCGACGCGGGCCTTGACCAGCACTCCGGTCGTGCGGGCTCTGCTCAGCAACGACAAGATCCGCGAATTGGTCCTGGGCCGCAACTTCTCGGGCCAGGTGCAGCGGGCCCCCACGCTGGCTGAGTACAACGCATGGGCCGAGGCGTTCGGGTTTCCGCAGATCGGTGTGCTCGACGCCCGGATCTGGGTGGAGGACGAGGCTGGCAACCGGCAGCTCGTGCGCCTGTTCCCCGCTGACAAGTTCGTGCTCCTGCCCGACGAGCCGCTGGGCCACCTGCTCTGGGGGCCGACCTCGGAGGCCCTGGGCATGGTGCAGGCGGGCACCATTAGCGCGGAGGAGGCCCCGGGCATCTGGGCGGGCACGTACCGCCAGACCGATCCGCCCGCTCAGTGGACCAAGGCTGCGGCCGTTGCCTTCCCGACGTTCCCGGCGGCGGAGAAGGTGTTCATCGCCGACGTCCTGTGAGGTGACGCCTGATGGCGAAGAAGCAGCAGGAGCAGAAGAAGCACGGGCGGGCCGACAAGGCCCGCCTCCGCGCTGTCCATCCCGTGGGCTTTCCCGACGGCTCCCGCGCCGAGCCCGGGGAGGAGTTCGTCGTCGACGTGGCTCTGGCCGACCGCCTGGTCAAGAAGGGCGCGGCCGAGCTGGTCGAGGAGAAGGCCGACGACGACGGGCAGACGAAGGGCGGCGGCCAGCAGCAGCCGCAGGGCAGCGGCCAGGATGGCAAGGGCAAGGATGGCGAGGGTGGGGAGGGGTAACCGATGCCCCTCCCCACTTCCATCCTGACCGCTGACGCGGCCGCCGCCTACGTGGACCAGGCGGTCGTGCTCGCCGGTCTGCCCCGGGCGGCATGGGATGATGCCACCGACGCCCAGCGTCAGGGCGCCCTCGATGCCGCGTGGCTCACCATCGCGGCACAGCCGGGGTACTACCTGGCCTGCGCCGCCGGCGACCAGGCCGTGCGGCTGGCGGTGGTGGTCGAGGCGCTGGTCCGTCTCGATCTGCAGAACGACGCCGGCGCGGCGGCGCGGTCGCGGCTCGCGGCACAGGGCGTGGAGAACGTCTCGCTCGGCCAGGTGGGTGAGCGCTACGGGCGGCGCCCCGCCCTGCACCCGGCCACGAAGGCGCTGCTGGCCCCATACCGCGGGGCGGTGAGGATGGCGTGAGCCTGGTGGCCTCGTATCTCACCCAGACCGTCACCTGGGAGCGCGTGACGGGCTACGACGAGTTCGCCCGGCCGATTACGGAGACGCAGCAGATCGCGGCCCGCGTCGAGCCGGCCAACCGACTCGTCCGCAACCGCGAGGGCGCGGAGGTCGTGAGCCGGGCCCGCATCCTCACCCGTGCCCCCGTGCAGCCCGGCGACTGGCTCACCCTGCCCGACGGCGCCCGGCAGCCGGTGCTCGACGCCCGAGGCTTCGTGGGCCTGGGCGGTGAGGAGTACCGGGAGGTGTACGTCTGATGGCCCGGGGCGTGGCGGAGATGCTGCAGCAGATCGTCGAGGAGCGCGTCCAGCAGGCCGCACAGGCCACGCTGCAGGCGGTCATCGACGTGGGGCTACAGCTTTGGTCGGATGCGAACAAGACCGCCCCGAAGAAGACCGGTGACCTGCGGGCTAGCGCGTACCTGAAGGTGGACGGTCTGCCGGTGGCCCAGGGCGAGCAGCCGCCGGCGGCCATCCGGGCGCCTGCATTCGATCCACGCCGGCATGTGGTGGAGTTCGGCTACGGCGTGTACTACGCCATCTACGTCCACGAGCTGGGCGAGAAGCAGAAGGAGTTCAAGCACCCCAGCACTCCCGGCACGCGGCCGAAGTGGCTGGAGCTGACGCTGCAGGAGAACCGCGACCGCTACGAGCGCTACATCGAGCAGAAGGTCCGGGAGGCCCTAAACGATGCGGGCTGAGGTGCTGCAGGCCCTCCGAGCCTACCTGCAGGCACAAGGGGTCACAGCCAAGATTTACGTGCAGGAGTTCCCGCCTGACGGGCCGGGAGTGCCGGATGTGGCCCTGGTGCTCCGCGACTACGGCGATGTCGACAGCCCGCCGTGGGTGACGGAGGGCCGCCTGCAGGTGGTCGCCCGGGGCCAGCGGGGCGACGTCGCCACGGCTATGGACCTAGCTGAGCAGGTCCACGCCATCCTACGGCCGCCCGGGGCCGATCCGCACGTATTAGCCTTCATCATCAATGGCCAGCAGCGCGAGGTCCGCATCGACCATCTCAGCGGGCCATTGCATCTCGGTCCGGACAACCTGCAGCGGTACATGTTCTCGGCCAACTACCGCGTCATTCTGGACGCGCTGTGGTTGCTCAGCAGCACCTACACGCCCTGCCCGCTGGCGGCCCTGCGGCACTGGACCGCGCAGCGGTGGAACGAGGTGCAGTTGGACCCGACGAGCTGGCAGCCCAGGGACGACGCGCCGGCCGTGTACTGGCGGTTGGTCGGCACCGAGGGGGTCGAGCCGCAATCCTGGGGCGCATGGGTTAACGTCCGCATCCACGGCCACGTGCTGGCGCCATCCGAGGCCGGGCGACTCCAGTGGGTCGCGCGCATCGTCCGGTCCCTTGCCCTGGACAGGCGGTGCAAGATGGACGACGGATCTGACCTGTCGTTCGTGAGCGTCCAGGCCAACAGCGAGGCGGACTACATCCGTACTGGGCAGATCGTGCTGCGGGCCCGCTTCGGTGT